TTGAGTTTAGCGATATTGTGCCATCAAAAGCATGGAAACAATTTGAAGCCATTGGCAGAAAGTGGATGCATCCTAAGTTAATTCTTGGCGGAATGTCAGATGCCAAAAAGACTAATATTGTTAAGCGTTTACCCTACAGTTTGCAGAATCGAGTCTTCGAGGGGGAGAAGTTTGAACTTCTTATTTCCGGCGGAGATGTTTTAGAGGTTAACGCTCTTGACGCAAGCACTGAGCAAGTAACGCAATTATTTGGAGAGGGAAATTTAAGAACTTTACGGGAACAAAAAGCTTACATCGAAAATAGTAAGTTGCAGGAGGATCTAAAGCCACAGGAACTACCGTATTATGTGCAAAAAGGTAAAATCATATTTCGTAAGAATACGGAACTAACAAGGGCGGAGATGAAACAATTACTGACTCAACTGTGAGATCCGAGCGCAATAGACGCAACTGTAGAGATAGAAGACATTACGATAGGACTTATAGAAAGTTTTATGGTTTTGTATATCGACTACAAAATAATTGTTTAAAAAAACATGAGAGGCAAGTTTTGCGATACCAATTAAGTAGCACATGGCTAAAGTGTCCTTATGATCCATTGGTTTATATCTCTCAAGAAGACATAGACCGGCATTTCAAAAACAGCTTGTGGGAAAAGGATGACTATCCATTTAATTGTATTGAGGTAATTGTAGATGATCCATTTGCGTGTCCGTATACAGGACATGGAGCAGTACGCCACCAAGCGTGGGTAATAAGGAAGCCAGGTTATTACCGAGTTAGTGTTTCATTCAGTACAATACAAAAATCCAACTCAATGCGAACACATTACACAATGAAACATTATAGGGGTATGCCATATTTCAATTATGATAATGATAGATGCCATAATAATTATGTCTCTAGGGCATTTCATAAAGTTCTAGATTTCTACAGTCATATGGAACGCCAGATTCATAATGAAATTTGGCTCACCCAACAAACAAAAATCGAAACTTACAATCGACTGAAAAATAAACAAATTATGCGAAAATTTATGGAAAGAGAGCAGTTAAGAAAAAGAGAAAAAAGAGTTAGGGGAGTAATCATTACTCAAGAAACAAAATCATTTTTTCAAGCATTGGCGATAGGTTCAATATTTAAGAAAGAGGCGGCCTAATGAAACTCCACCCAATATATTACATCCTTTTCGGCATGGCGGTACTCATGTTCGCATACACCGTATTATCCTTTGCATTGGCGATTCTATGACCTACCCAGCACCTAAGATAATCGGCCTTTGCGGTCCCAAGGGTGTAGGTAAAACGACCTACGCCAAATCATTCGAGGGAGCCGCCATTCTGTCATTCGCCACGCCCATAAAGGAGATGCTCAAGGTAATCCTACCGCATCCCGCTTGGCTGGAGAAAAAAGAGGAACCGATACCAGGCTTCCCCGATGGAATAACTGTCAGGCGGATGCTACAGGAGTTGGGAACCTCCTTTGGCAGGGAAACTATTTACCCCAATCTATGGGTCGATGTTGCCATGCGAAAGGCCGAGGATCACTTGGGCAAGCGATTAGTCATATTCGATGACATTCGCTTCCCTAACGAAGCATGGGCGATTAAACGATTGGGCAACAGGCATGAAATCCTAACGCAGATTGTACATATTTCAAGGAAGGGCCATGAGCCTGACGAGAATGATCTCCATGTCTCAGAGGCGGGACTTCCAAAGTATTTTATCGATAAGTGGGTAACGGTGGATGGCGAAGGAGAAGAGACAGAATAACTCCGTCCGTAAGATGGCAACCGATGCGAAGCTGAAACAAATGCTTCGGTCGGTTCCATCCGACCATGCCGGATTTACTCAGGATGAAATCGCTCAGAAGGTTGGAGTTGCCAAGCAGACAATCTCCAAAATTGAGAGAGGGGCGATGCTCAAGATTACCGAGCAAATTGCCAAGTACCTAACCGACTGATGGCTACCCTCAAAGGAGATCTTCGCAGGTGTCTAGAGAATCTGCCAGCAGGTACACTGTCTCACCATGATATCATCCTACGACTCGCCCTAGTGGTGACCAGGTACACGAATGATTGTAATGAGGCGGAACGGGCAGTCTTATCACTTCTTGAAGATGTGCCACATCGCCCTAATCAAACCTTTGAGGTCAGGAACGCTGTTAAGGGAGCCTACGACCGCCACAATAGTCCTCACATACCCTCCAACCCGATCAAGGTCACTCAGCCCGATCCATCCCTCAAGGAACAGAATCTAGGCGAAGCAGGGCTATTCGAGAAATACACCATTAAGTCAGACCCCATTCCAATGAATGCCGGCGAAGCGGTCAGCAAACTCTTCGATCCATCCGAGTATATATTCATACAGCGTCAAGTGGCCGAGAAGGGAGCACTCCTACCCGTATCCGATTGGATCGCCCAACCCGACCTCTCCCAATACCAGTTTATAACATATAACACTTTCCCTGCCCAAGCGACCAACCGGTCAGAGGCACAGGTGCTCGGTCGGAAATATCTGCTACACGAAACAGATGATCCATCCCTGACCTTCGAGCAACAGCTTGGCCTGATCAAACGACTTGAGAATGAGGCGGAACTCAAGATGATCGTTAACTCAGGAGGTAAGTCCCTCCATGCATGGTTCAAGTGGACCCCAGGTAACAAGAAGGCATTCCTCGAGTTATCCCAAAAACTGGGAGGAGATCCACGATTTAAACTTATGAACCAACTTTGCCGGCTACCCTGGGGAACCCGCCGCAAAGAGGCTAACCTGCCAGCCGCCCAACCGATCATCTATTGGAAGGATTAAATGATCCACAAATTCTTCCTCAAGAAAAAGATCGCCCGACGATTTATTAATCTAGGCGTTCCATTGGCTGAAGCCTGTGAATTTGCCGACGCAATGGATGATACCAAATCCGTCCTGATTATCCGCGACTCCAAAACTTTTAAACCCGACATTATAATTCTAATTAAAACAAAACACTATGGCTAATAGAGAAGACTACCTAAACCCCAAGACATTGGCGAAAGCCGATAAACTCGATAAATACCTAGCCTCACTAGGCAAGATCGATTATTCATCCTATACCGATAATCACACTGAACAGGAGGGGCCGCCCACATCGTATTCCATTGCAATCGATGACCCTCTACCTCCACCCAAGTTCCTATCCCTCGAGCAAATGATGACCCATAACACCGATCCCATGCCCAAGCAGGTGATCGAGGGAGTCCTCCACAAAGGCTCCAAAATGATTATCTCAGGCTCCTCGAAGGCAGGTAAAACCTTATCCCTCCTACACCTCGGCCTAGCCGCCGCCAACGGATCAACCTGGTTAGGCCATCGCACAACAACCTCCAAAGTCATCTACCTAGACTTTGAACTTAAGAAACGCATTGCCGCCCGCCGGATAGCCGAGATGGTCAATGCGAATGACCAGTATGACCCCAAGAACCAAAACTTTATGTACTGCTCCCTCCGAGGCCAATCCCGTACCCTCGAAGACCTCGTCTACCACATCGAAGACCTCGAGGACCACCGCCCCGACCTCGTAATTGTCGATCCATTCTATAAGCTCGCAACTGGAGCAGATGAAAACGATGCCGGTGCAATAGGGGAAATTGTCAACCGTATGGAAAAGTTCTCCGAAAGACTCGACTGTTCATTCGTCTATGCCCATCACTTCTCAAAAGGAAACAAGTCTGACACGGACCATATTGACAGGGCATCAGGGTCAGGCGTGTTTGCCCGCGATCCCGATGCCATCCTTACCCTGACCCCTCACGAAGAGGAAAATCACCTCGTCCTCGAGGCTACCCTGCGAGACTTCCCAACCCCTCCCACTCAAGTGGTTGAATTCTCATGGCCGAACTTTATCCATAAGCCCGATATGGAACCCAAACTTCGAAAGCCAGGTCAGACAATTGAGAGTAAAAGGCTAAACGATAAATTATCCGATTCCCTCATCGAAATACTCAAACCTCATTCGATTATTGGTTTAAATAACCTACGATTGAAGCTTGAGAAGAAAACAGGCGAGGATGTTTCACGAGATAAACTGGTAAATCTAATCAAAAAGAGCCGAAATGTTAGTGTATTAAAGACCGAAAAAGGTAAAGAAAACATTTACTCTTATAGCGAATAATGCTGTCTCAACTCTGTCTCAAAAGTAGTAGTGGTGGCCTATATATAAAACCCACCACTACTAGTGCTAAAAGGCTAGAGGTAGTAGTTGCCCGCCCTGCCGGGCACAACTACTACACTTGCCTAGCCGTAAAAGCGACCACTAGTCAGATTAAACCATCTTTAAGCATAGATCGATTACCCTCACTCGGAAAAGAGAATATACAGGTAAGAACCCTATGATCGAAAAAGGCTTCACTCGGACAAAAGAATATACAGGTAGGAACCCTGTGCTCGTAAAAGGCTTTGATCGGGTGAATGGGAGTCAGAGGACTCGCTGGAACACCCAAGCGCTTCCTAGGCTACCCTATGAGCCTTTAAACGCTATTCCTGTTAATTACCCTTCAGTGCTTTATCAGCTAACTCGTCAACCACTTGACCTACTGATAACTTCTTAGCCTGTCCGTATGACACTGCCAACCTGCCAAGCGTATAACCTGCTGACACTGCCAAGTATTCTGACACTGCCAACCTGCCAAGCTGGCAAGCGTATAACCTACTGACACTGCCAACCTGCCAAGCTGGCAAGCGTATAACCTACTGACACTGCCAACCTGCCAAGCTGGCAATCCAAGGATTGGCGGTCAGGCGGTCAGGCGGAGCGCGATCTGTATCAATGCGAACATTGTGTCTAGTATCAGATCTCGCTCGAGGAAAAAGAAGGCGAGGGCAATTACCCAGCGGAATTCATTCTGAAGGTGGTACATCGCTTACCTCAGCATCGACTACCTTCTCATCCTTAAGATTAGCCAGCTCGGCTCGGATCTCGTCAAGGGATAAAGATTTCTTTACCTCGATGGTTTGGGTAGGCTCGCCTTCGTACTGGCGATGCTTATCGATTAGGATGCCTGTGGCGATAGGGAGGACTCCGTTTGGGATTTCATCGTCATTAAGCTTCGTAATAAGCTTTTCCACGGCAAGATGGGTCGCAGTGCCAATTAAGCCTCTCAAGTGCTTTTTAGAGTCCTTCAGGGCATCTGCCTCACGGGATCGGACGATTGCAACTGTATGCGGTGAGACTTTACAGGCTTTAATTATCGATGAGACTGTTGCCCCTTGGGCGAGCATCTGAACGACTTTAGCGTAATCCTTTGGTCTCTTATCGAATAGCTGTTGGCCGGTCCAAACTGATGGACATACATCATCGGTTTTTAGATTCGCTGGAAGATTCTCAGCATATTCTACTTTTCTTGGTCTCTTTGTAGGCATGAAATGAATCGGTGCAGTATTCTGAGAAAGTATTTTGAACAAGGTATTTGGCAAGTACAATTAGACATAATCCTTATTATACGAAACGGCAAGAACGCACAAATATTTACAGATACATATATATATTAACGACTTACGGAATAAACACTGCATTTCGCACTATAAAAAATATGTTGTTTCTGACAAACCAACAGGGGGGGAGGGGGTCCGGCCAACCGGTCAGCCGATCACCGCGACCGATTGTAGCCCATAAAAAAATTCTGACAAATTGCCCCCTCCGAGGTGACCTCTTATCGATAATATGTTATCAT